CCAACCGAAACATCTTATAAAGGGTTTATTTTTGAAATTATAGAAAAACCATTTAATCAGACATTAAATCAAAAAATAGGAGTAGCTAAAAACTCTCAAGGTATTGTTTTATTACAAACTGAACCTTCATTCACAGAAAACCCCCAAGTTTTAATTGATGAATTAAAATTAGTAATTGACAGAGATAATTTAAAAGCAAATTAATTTAATATTTATAAACAATGAAACCATCAGATTTTAAAAAAATTATTAAAGAGGCAGTAAAGGAAGCTATTCAAGAGGAATTAAAAGATATCCTGTTGGAAGCCGTTAAAGCCCCTAAAATGGTTCCTGTTGGTGTAGGAGGTTATGGTACAGTAACTGAATCACAAGGAACTTACGCTCAACCACATATTGAAAACCCAAAACAATTAACAGCATCAGAACGTAGAAATATGTTTGCTAATATGTTAGAAGGAATGCAAAATGGAGAAATAGCTAACACTGCTTATCAAGGTACTGTTAACTCAACAACCCCCGTAGATACTGTTAATGGTGCTTTACCTGACGGACAAGTTGGATTAGACCAGATAATGGCTTTAATGAATAAATAATGGCATTTGGCGCTAAAAAAATATACCCAATTGATCAAAGTGCTAGAAAAGCAGTGGGTGTGTCTTTACCTTTTAATGGTAGCGCTGTATTTAAATCTACATATACAACTAAAGATGCTATTAGAAATAACTTAATTAATTTCCTTTTAACTAACCCTGAGGAAAGAGTATTTAATAGTTCTTATGGTGCCGGTTTAAGAAAATTTGTATTCCAACAAATAACAAGTGGAACATTTTCAGAAATCCAAAACTACATAGAAGATGTTATAACAAAATATTTTCCAAATTTAGCAGCCCAAATTACAGTTGCTTCTAGTTCTGATTATAATACAATATATATAACTATAGACTATACCATCCAGAATACTGGTATAAATGATAGTGTTCAATTGAATTTAAGTAATGGCTGAAAATAAAGATATAAAATATTTTAATAGGGATTTCCAAGGTTTAAAAAATCTACTGATAGATTATACTAAAACTTATTTCCCAAACACTTACAATGACTTTAGTCCCTCATCCCCAGGAACTATGTTTATGGAAATGGCCGCGTATGTAGGTGATGTTATGTCTTTTTACTTGGATAATCAAATCCAAGAAACATTTGTTCAATATGCTCGTCAAACAGAAAATATTTACAATTTAGCTTATATGTTAGGTTAC